CAACCCGGACGTGTTCGGCGAAGATCTGACGTTCATGGCCCGGGTCGGAGCAGCCGGGTTCCCGATCCATGTCGACACTCGCATCAAGGTCGGCCATGTCAAGCGGTTCGAGGTCGACGAGCCGTACCACTACAGCGAACTGCCGTTCGCGATGGTGGCCCCCGAAACCTACGTTGTGATCCCCGTCAAGGACCGGCTGGATCTCACGAAGCAGATCCTCGGGCAGCTCGAAGCGCAGGGCGGCTACAAGGCGATCTTCGTCTACGACAACGGTTCCGGCCCGCAGACGAAGAAATGGCTCGCACAGCAGCGCATCGCCGAAGTGTTCGACGCCGAGGGCATGAACATCCACGAGATGTGGAACGCCGGCTGCGCCGAAGCCGTCAAGCGGTGGGCGAAACCCACAGTCGCGATCCTGAACAACGACCTGGACCTCGGGCCGAACTTCCTGGGTGAGCTCGGGGAGGCGCTGCGATTCGGCGGCGACGACAAGCTCGTCACCGTCTCAGCGAACTACGACGGACGGGAAGGCCCCCAGGTCTTGCCGGTCCGGGGGATCTGCGCGAACCGGTACGACGGGTCAGGTGGATGGGCCGGTTTCGCGTTCGCGTTGAAAGGCGAACTGTGGGCGAACGGGCTGCGTTTCGACGAACAGTTCGCGCTCTGGTACGGCGACAACGACTACCTGCTGCAGACGGAACGGGTCGGCGGCTGGTACGGGATCGCGACCCGGGCGACGTGTGAACACCTCGGCGGCGGGTCGCAGACCACCCGTGAGCATGATGTCGACGCGGTGATCGCCGCCGACCGGGCGAAGTTCAAGGCGAAATGGGCGGCGTGAGAGCCCTCGTCCTGATCACCGACGGGCGGTTCGACTACCTCGCCGAATGTGTCCGGTCGCTTCGCGAGAACGTGGATCTCGGCTGGTTCGACCGGCGGGTCTGCGTCTTCGACGCCGCCGGCGGGCAGCGCCTCGAACTGCCGGGCTTCGATGTGATCCATCACGAGAAACGCAGCGGGCTCGCCGCTGCGGTCCGATCGGGGTGGGAAGCCGTCAACGGTGCAGAGTTCGTGTTCCACGTCGAAGAGGACTTCACCTTCGACGAGCCGGTGGACCTCGAGGGCATGAGCAACGTCCTGTACCGGCGGCAGCATGTGGCGCAGATGTGCCTGCTCCGCGGCCCGTGGAGCCCGGAGGAACACGCCGCGGGTGGCATCGTCGAGATGCACCCAGCGGACTACCGGCAACGGAGCGACCTGTACGGTCGTTACTGGCTCGAGCATGACCGGTTGTTCTCGTTGAACCCGTGCCTGATCCCTGGCCATATCGTCGACAGGGGATGGCCGGACACCAACGAAGCAGGATTCACCGAGCAACTTCTCTGCCACGGTTATCGCTTCGCCTACTGGGGTGACGGCAAACCGCAGGTCACCCACATCGGCGTTGAGGGCGGCATGGGTTCCCCCGGCTGGAAACCATGAACCGGATTCACGTTGTCGGCGGCGGCGGGCACGGCCGCGACATCGCCGGAGTTCTCGGCGGCTGGTTCGGAGAGTTCTACGACGACGACCCGAGCCGAGGCCGTCCGATCAGCGACCTCGCCGGCCATTTCCTCATCGGCGTGAACGACCCGACGGTCCGTGCCGAGCTCGCGGCGCGTGTCGCCTGTGAATGCCCGATGGCCCTGCCGTGGCATGACGGGTCGTTCGCATGGCCGCTGTCTTGGCTGCACCGCACCGTCAGGTACGGGCGACACGTCCATGTCAACGCGGGAGCGACCGTCTCCCAGGATGTGATCCTCGGGGACTTCGTGACGATCTCCCCGGGCGCGCACGTCTGCGGGGACGTGACGGTCGGCGACAGGGTGAACATCGGTGCCGGCGCGGTCGTGAAGAACCTCGTGACGATCGGCGACGACGTGACGATCGGGTGTGGCGCCGCGGTCGTCGCCGACATTCCGGACGGGTTGACCGTCGCGGGTGTCCCGGCGAGGCCCCTGTGACCGTGTGGGCGATAGCCATGTTCCGCGACGAGGCCGACGTGGCTCCGTTCGTGGTCCGGCACATGCTCGACGAGGGCTGCTATGTCCTCGTCGCCGACAACATGAGCACCGACGGCACCCGACAGATCCTCGACCAGATCGCTGCCAGTGAGCCCAGGCTGATCGTGGTCGACGACCTGGAGGTCGGCTACTACCAGGACCGCAAGATGACCGCCCTCGGCCAACAGGCAGCCGAGTGGGGCGCAACGTGGATCGTCCCGTTCGACGCCGACGAATGGTGGTACTCGCCGGTCGGACGGCTCGCCGATGTCCTCACCGTCGACGTGCCTGCAGACGTGTTGAAGGCGTTCGGGTGGGATCACCGGCCCCACCAGACCGACGATCAGACGGACCGGAACCCGTTCACCCGGATGCGCTGGCGGGAGCCCGACACGCAGAAGTTCCCGTGCGTCGCGTACCGGCCCCATCCGGACGCGTGGTTGCACATGGGCAACCATGACATCGACCGGTCCGGGCGCCGCGTCGCCGGGCTGCTCGAGTACCGGCACTTCGGGTTCCGGTCGTTCGAACAGATGCGCCGCAAAGTCCGGCAAGGGAAACAGGCGTACGACGCCACCGACTTGCCCTACCTGCATGGGACGCACTGGCGGGAGATGGGTGCCATGAGCGACGCCGAGCTGTCCGCCGAATGGGAACGCCTCTCGACCCGCACTCTGGTGTACGACCCGTGTCCACGGTAGCGGCAGTGGTGGTTTCGCTGCCGGAACGGGTCGATCTGCTCGGCGAAGCGATCAGCAGCGTCTGGGGCCAGACCCGCCGACCCGATGATCTCGTCATCGGTGTCGACTACTCGCGTCGCGGTGAGGTGTGGAACCAGAATCGGATCCTCGCGGCGACTGACACTGACTTCGTCGCTTTTCTCCACGACGACGACTTGTGGGAACCCGACCATCTCGCGACCGCGGAACGGTACTTCGCCGACGCGGACGTGATCGTCTCGGACTTCACCTCACCGGGCCGGGCGTGGGACATCCCGAAGCACTGGGATCGGTGGGACCTGCTGCTCCACACGAACTGGTTTCCACCGTCGGTAGTCGTCGCCCGCCGCACGATCTTCGACTGTTGGAGCGAACCAGCCCAGCCGCCACCCCGCGACTGGGTGGACTGGGCGAACTGGCGTCGGCTCTACACGCTCGGTGCCCGATTCGTCTACACGGGCAACACCACCGCTCAGTACCGGTTCGGTGCATGGGGGAACGGCTCATGGCAACCACCGACATCCTGACGCTCACCGAAGCGAAACGGGCGCTTGGGCTCGCTGAGGGACTAGCCAACAACAACGAGGAGATCGCGCAGCTCATCACTGCCGTCACTGCCCGCCTCGACGTGTTGTGCGGCCCGATCGTCGCCAGGACGGTCACCTCCGAATCGCATGACGGGACGACCCGAAACGGGGTCCGCAAGACGTTTGTGGCGCTCCGTCAGGCGCCTGTCGTGTCGATCACCGCCGTCGCCGAGTACTCGGGTACCACTGCCCAGAGCCTGACCGCCGAATCGAACTCCACCAAGACCGCCACGAACTACTTGTACGACGCGCAGACCGAAGTGCTGAGACGCCGCAACACGGGCAACGACTACCCGTTCCCGGACGGCCGCGGCAACGTGCTCGTCACCTACTCGGCAGGCCGGGTCGGAGCGACCGCCTCCGTGTCCTCCGAGTTCAAGGAAGCCGCGCAGATCATCTGCAAGCACTTGTGGCGCAACGAACATGGGCAAGGCACCCAGACGTTTGGGGACGTGCCCCCGGAAGTGTTCCCGACCGGGTTCGCGATCCCGGCCCGCGCTCTCGATCTGATCCGCGGCGAGTTGCGCCCGCCGGCGGTGACGTGACGTGGCTGACACGCTCGCAGCCGCGAAGACGGCGCTCTACAACCTGCTTGCTGTCGACGCGTCGGGCCGCCCGAAGCAGTCCCTCACGAAAGTCCGCCGGGTATACAAGGGCGAACCGCGAGCGAAAGAAGCCGAGAAGCCGATAGCGGTGACGGTCGCGTCGACGCGGATCACCGACCAGGGATTCGTCGTCACAGTCCGGGTGTACGCTGCGACGGACACCGATCCGCTCGCAGCGCAAGACGACCTCGACGAGACCGTCGATCAGATCGAGACGCTCCTCGAAGCGGACAGCACGTTCAGGCGCGGCAACTGGACGATCGGCTACGTCGAAGCGTTGGAGGCTCTCGTCGCCGCGTGCGACTGCGAAGCGTTCCGCCCCGGCTTCTAGTGCGTGTCGTCGTCGTACACCCGGGCCCGAACTTCTCGGTGGCGGACGTGCTGACCGGCTGGGTACGTGGCCTGCGCGCAGCCGGCTGTGAGGTCGCCGAGTTCAACCTTGATGCCCGCCTGAACTTCTTCGCAGCGGCGCACATGCGCAACGACGACGGGACGTTCATCAAAGCGATCCCCGACGAAGCGGTACGGGACTTCGCGGTCGACGGCGTATTCAGCGAACTGTTCAAAGGCTGGCCGGATGTAGTCCTCACCATCAGCGGGTTCTACGTCCCGCCCGCAGCGTCGACGTTGATCCGGGCGCGGGGGATGCGGTCCGCGGTGCTGTTCACCGAATCGCCATACGAAGACGACCGGCAGCTTGAACGGGCCGCCGCCTACGACTTGGTGCTTGTGAACGACCCGACGAACCTGGACGCCTACCGGGCCGTGAACCCGAACAGCCACTACCAGTGGCACTGCTACGACCCGGGCGTACATCGACCCGGGATCGCTCGTCCCGACTGCCGTTCCGATTTCGTGTTCGTGGGGACCGGCTATCCGTCCCGGGTCGAGTTCTTCGAACAGGTCGACTGGGCGGGGATCGACGCTACGTTCGCCGGCCACTGGGGGCTAATCGCAGAGTCGAGCCCTATCCGGCCGTTGATGGCCCATCCGATCGGGGCGTGCTGCGACAACACGGAAACCGTCGAGTTGTACCGCGGGACGAAAGCCTCGGCGAACGTGTACCGCAAAGAAGCCGACGCCGGCACCCACCACGGGTGGGCGATGGGGCCCCGCGAAGTCGAGCTCGCAGCCTGCGAGACGTTCTTCCTGCGAGAGTCGCGAGGCGAGGGCGACAAGTTGTTCCCGAAGCTCCCGACGTTCGAGGAGCCCGGGGAGTTCGGTGATCTGTTGCGCTGGTGGCTGGCGCACGACACCGAACGTGTGAGCGCGGCACGCAGCGCCCGTGCAGCGGTAGGTGAGCGGACGTTCGAGTCTTCGGCTCGGCGTCTGCTCCGACTGTTGGACACCTGACCAAAGGAAGTGGCGCTGTGGCACGAATCGCCGGTAGGACCGGGAACATCTATGTGGATCAGTCCGATGCGGGCACGAGCTCCGCGACGGCGTTGCTGTACGCCGCGAAGTGGACGTTGGACGCGTCGTCGGACACCTTCGACGTGTCCGCGTTCGGTGACACGACGAAGACCTACGTCACGGGCCTCGCGAACGCTCAGGGGACAGCGAGCGGGTTCTACGACGATGCTGCCGGGACGGGATCCACGCACCTGTTCACCGTCGCCACATCGGCGGTGGCCCGCAAGACGTACCTGTACCCGAAGACGCCTGCGACAGCTGGCCCGTACTTCTTCGGCACCGCGTTCTGGGACGTGTCCTACGACGCTGACGGGAACGGCCCGGTCGCGGTGTCTTGCAACTTCAACGCGGCGACACCGTTCTACGCGCAGCACACCTAGACAGGAGACCAGCAGCGCATGGCCGACGAACAGAAGGTATGGGCGGTCAAGTTCGACGACCGCATCGTGCAGGTGCAGGACCTCAACGCCGGGGATCTCCAGCAGGTTGCCAGCAACCACGACGTGCGATGGTTCGTGGTCGTTGACGCTCCGCTCATGGATCTCGGCGTGGCCGAGAAGGTGCTGCGCCTCGCAGGAGCGAAGGCAGGCATCGAGGTACTCGAGACGTTGACGGCCCGGCAGGTGTTGGACTTCTTCGTCCAAGTCGACGACGACGTGCCGATCCTTGTCCCACCGACGGAGGGCGGAGGCCCTTTGTCGAGTGGGACCGCGGACTCGACGGCTGGATAGCCGCGCTCTGCCCGCCGCTCACGGCCCGCCAGGTCCGCGACGAGTTCACCTACCGCGATCTCCGTGTCCTTGCCGTGCAGGCCGCGGAACGGTGGCACGAGGACGAAGCGGAACGCCGGATGGGGAAGGGAAGGTTCGCGTGAGCACCCTGCCCCAGTTCCTGCGCAAGATCGAACAGTCCAAGGGCGCTATTGCCGACATCGAAGCGCGCGGCGTGAACGCCGTCGCGTTCGCGATGAAAGCCTCCGTCACGGGCCTCATGGCCGAGGCGTCGGGTGGTGATCTGCGACTCTCGGGAGTCGGGAAGACATCCCCACGGCGTGGGTCCCGGATCGGTGCTGGGGCGAAGATCGGTGCCCGGTACCTCGCAGCGAAGACCGGCGGCGGGCTCGTGTCGTTCGGCCGGTATGGCGTGTCCGGCGCGGACGCGGTCCTGTTCGCGACGGGGCCCGCCCATCTCGTGGAACGCGACACCAAGATCCACGGGCTGGGTGTCCGCGGTTCTGGGGTATCGCTCATGGTGCTTCCGGACGGAGAGGTTCGCACCGGCCCGTGGATCGGCGGCGGGTCGCAAGGCAAGCATCCGTTCGAGCGTGGCGTGCGGGCCGTCGAGCCACAAGCCGAGGCGATCATGCACGGCTGGATCGCGAAGGACTTCGGACGGATCTGGGGGTTCTAGATGTCGACCTTCACTGACCGTCTCGCCATCATCATCAGCGCGGACGGCAAGGGAGCCGTCCGCGAACTCGATCGAGTCGGCAAGGCGGCTGACAGGAGCATTGGGAGCGCCACGTCGCAACTCGACCGGTTCGGCGACCGGGCGCTGAAGACCGGGACGGTCATGGTCGGTGCGGCCGCGGTGATCGGTGTCGGACTCGCTTCCACGGTCAAGTCGGCGCAGGAATCTGAACGGGCACATATCCGTCTTCAGAACACCATCGCGAAGATGCCCCTCCTCGCCGGCGCGAACATCAAAGCGTTTGACAAACAAGCCTCAGCGATTCAACGGGTCACGGTCGCGGCCGACGAGGACGTCACTGCTGCACAGGCGATGCTCGGCACCTTCCAGCTCACGCAACGTCAACTGTTGCAAGTAACTCCGCTCGTCGTCGACTTCGCCCGTAAGTTCAACGTCGACCTCGTCCGCGCGTCGATCCAGGTCGGGAAGGCATTCGAAGGCCAGATCGGGGCTTTGCAACGTCAAGGCATTTCGATCGACAAGAACCTCTACAAGACCGATCGATACGCGGCGGTGATGAAAGCCCTGCGGGAACAGGCGGGCGGTTTCGCGGAGCTGGAAGGCAAAACGTTCGAAGGCCAGTTGAAGATCCTCGGCAACCAGATGGACGAGTTCAAGGAGTCCATCGGCCGGGGAGTCATCGGCGTGTTGAACGACGTGTTGCCGGTCGTAAACAAGGTCGGGTTTGCGTTCGGCGGGCTGGATGAAGAGACCGGCGGCGCTATCGGGAAGATAGCAACGATCGGTACGGTCACGCTCGGTGCGACTGGTGGCCTACTAGTTCTCGCCGGGGCAGCAGCCAAGACGAAACTCGCTTTCGCCGAGGGTGGAGTCGCGGCTGGCCGATTCGGGACAGTCATCAAAGGTGTCGCTGGGATCGGGGCAGCGGTCGCTGCCATCTTCGCCCTCAAAGCCGGGGTCGAAGCCCTGGGCGGAAAGATGCAAGTAACCGGCGAAGGCTGGGTGAAGCTCACCCGGGACCTCGCGGGTGGTTCCCGACGCGAAATGGATGTGCTGGTCCGTCAACTTGAACGGGCCCGCGACGCGATTGGTGGCGACCCAGTCGGGCAGGCATTCGATGCTGCCCTCCAGCAGTCCGCTCAGTCAGCTCAAGCGCTCGTCGATGCGCTCAAACGAGCTGGCTACGACACCAGCGAGTTTCAGTCGAAGGTCGATGCGGCGACCGCCTCGGAAGCCAGGGCCGCTGACGCTGCCGATGCTCATAGCCAGAAGGTCGACGAGCTTCGTGAGAGCGAACGAGAAGCGGCCGCGGCGATCGAAGCGCGGATCGGGGCGACGATCGCGTCGTTCGACTCGAACCTCGCGGCTGAGCGTGGCTGGGTGTCTCTCGGCGAGTCGATTGCTGCGGCTTCTGAGGAAGAAGACGCACATAAGCGTCAGCTCGAACTGACGGGAGCCGCACTCGACCAGGCGGGCCTACTCGCGAAGTCCTCAGCGGACAACTACGAGAAGCTCACCGGAGAGACCGCGACCGCCGAGCAGGAGCAGCAGTTCTTCCGATCTGCTCTCGAGCAGGTCGCGGCCCGGTTCCCGGAGCTCGCACCGCTGATCCTCGGCTACATCGGCCAGCTCGACAGCATCCCGCCGGGAAAGCACACGACAGTCACCGCGGACACGTCACAGGCCGAGCTCGGGTTGCGGCGTGTCGGTGATCAGCTCCGCTACATCGGCGAGCATGGGTCGATTGTGATCAAAGGTCCGGGGATCGGCACGGAAGGCAAAGCGGCGGGAGGGCCGGTCCGTGGCCATGTCCCGATCGTGGTCGGCGAGCGTGGCCCGGAGCTGTTCGTGCCGTCGACGGCCGGGCAGATCGTCCCGAACCATGCGCTGGCCAGCACAGGTGGGAGGGCGCTCGGCGGTGGGATCACCTATCAGATCGCTGTGAACGTCGCTGCGGGCGTGAACCCGGCCGAGGTGGGCCGGCAGACCGTCGAAGCGATCCGGGCCTACGAACGCCGCTCAGGGGCCGCCTGGCGGAACAACTAGGAGACGCTGGTGGCGAACTTCGACGCTGCGGTCTCGTTCGACGCGGCGATCAGCTTCGATGCTCTGTCCACCTCGTCGGCGCAGATGGCTGTCTCCATCGAAATCGGTGTCCCACCTACCTCGACGCTCTCGACATCAGCGTTCGTTCTCGATTCCGGTACGCGAGGTGTCCTCGACGGGGCGACCTACACACTCGCCGACGAGGTGGAATGGCGCGAGATCTCCGACTATGTGACCCGGGTCCATACTCGGCGGGGCATGGATTCGGAGCGGGGCCGCACCGAAGCCGGCGTGATGACCGTCGAAACCCGCAACAACACGCGGATCTTCGACCCGGCGAACACGGCCGGCACCTACTACCCGTGGCTCGTCCCGAACGTGTGCCGAATGCGGGCGACGCTCGACGGGCAACGAATCTTCTCCGGCTGGGTTGACGACATCGCCGTCGACCATGACGGCAATGGGCGCGTCTCGACGGTGACGTTCACCGTGTCCGATGGTCTCGCCCGATTGCCGGATGATCTGACTTGGATGCCGGAAGTCGAGGAACCCGGCGGGACACGAGCGGCCCGACTGTTGGCCCGAGCGGGGTGGGGCGGCCAGTCATTGATCGTCGCCGGGTCACACACGATGAACACCGCCGAGCAGTCGGGCGGTGTCCTCGATCAGCTCAACGCGCTCGCCCAGGGGGAACAGGGGCTCGTCTACGCTTCGGTCGACAACGTGCTGGTGTTCCTCACGTCGTCGTCGTTCGTGAACCCGTCGAGTGCCCGCACGTTCACCGACTCCGGGTCGGGCACCTACCGGTACGCTTCGCTTGACGAGCAGTCCTCGGTGGATGTGCTCGTCACACAAGTCGAAGTCGACTACGGGGCCGCTGAGCCGCTGGTGCAAGGCGACGGTGAGGCCGTATCCCTGTACGGGCTGTTCACCGAGTCGCATCAAGTCCCGTTCCGTGACGAGTCGGGGGCCCGCGCCTTCGCAGACCAGGTGCTCGCAGAGTTCGCTGCCCCGGTCCCACGGTTCCGGTCGATGCTGGTCCCGACGGTCCGGTTCGCCCAGCCGGTACGCGAAGCGATCTTCGGGACGGATCTCGGAACTGTCGTGACGGTGCAACGCTCACCGCTCGGTTCGGGCTCCCCGACGACAGTATCCCGCGACTGTGTGGTGGTCGGCGTCGAACACGAGATCAGCGACGGCGGCCAGTACGCGCAGACAGGATTCACGCTCCGCACCGTCAACACCGCCACCTACTTCACGCTCGACTCGTCCACCCTCGACGGGTCGCACGTCCTCGCCTACTAGCGCGGGAGTCTTGCCTTGCCGTTCATGACCTTCACGGCGTCGTCCCCGCTGACCGCCGCACAACTGAACGACTACCTGATGGAACAGGCGGTCATCTCCTGCACATCGTCGACTCGGCCCTCGTCGCCGAACGAGGGGATGACGATCTACGAGACCGACACGGACCGGATCCTCGCCTATTCGGGTTCTGCGTGGGTTCGTGTCGCTCAGATCAGTGCGACAGGCCGGACCGGCGTCCGCGCGGACCGCACCGCGTCGCAGACGATTTCGGTTGACACGCTCTCCACGATCAACTGGGACGCGGAGACGCTCGACACGGACGGGTTCATCACCCCGACTTCAGGGACGATCACGATCCCGTCCGGATTGACGGGGATCTACACGGTGAGCATGGCGTTGGATCTTTCCGCGGTGCCAGTCACGTTGGCGAACGACGCGACGGAGGGTGACAACTCGGCGTTCATGCAGGTCGTCGCGGGCGGGAAGACCTGGTGGCAGCCGTTCGTGATCGACGTGGTCGGGAACAGGTTCGGCGGGTCGATGTCGTTCACCGCTCCGCTAGCCGCGGCTGACACGATCGTCGGGTCGGTATTCCATTCGGCGACCGCTTCGATCGGCGTGACGGGCCGCATCGAGGCGTACAGGGTGGGCGGCTGACGTGGCGTCGTTCCCGACATCGTTGCCGTCGTTCCCGGCAGCGGCGACTCTCGCCTCTCAGAACCTGTCCACGTCGCCGCATTCGACGTTGCACGGCAACCTCGGAGCCGAGCTCCTCGCCGCGCTCACCAAGGTGGGGGTCGACTCGTCGGCGGTCACCACGACGCACGACTACAAGATCAGCAAGCTCGAGCAGGCGCTCGGTGTCCCGTTCTACGTGGTGGTCGCATCGTCGATCACAGGCATTCCCGATTCGACTCGCACGTTCATCTGTGACGGGACCGCAGACCAGACCGAGATCCAAGCGGCACTCGACGCGGCGAGCGCCGCGGGTGGCGGGATCGTGCTGCTCAGCGCAGGGACGTTCACGATCTCGGCCACCGACGCGATCAACATTCCCGCCGAGGTGGCCCTCTTCGGGCAGGGCAACGGGGCGAACGGTGCCGGAGCGACGATCCTGAACTGTACGAGCTCGACGGCTGGGCCGGTCGTGAAGATCTACGGGACGGACAGCACGACCCGCACCGAATCTCCCGCGATCGGGATGCTCACCATCGACGGCAACGACGGTGCCGGCAACCAGATCACCGGCCTGCACGTCAAGTATGTCGAGTCGTTCACGATCGCGAACCTGTCCGTGTTCGACTGCCGCGGTTACGGGGTACGCATCACCGGCGGCTCGAACATGTCGTCTGTGGGCGTGAACCGTCTCGACTACTGCGGATCCAACAACCAGACGGGCACCAGCCAGCGTGCAGCCCTATATGTTGAGGACGACGACGGGTCGTGGGCGTCCGACAATCTGATCTTCGACGGCTGGTGGCTCGAGTCGAACGAAGACCGTGCCATCCACATCGTGAAAGACGGCGTGCTTCCCGGGACAGGGGCGAACAACCCGTACCGGGTCACGTTCCGGAACTGCAAGATCGAGCACGGCGCCGGGGTGCGGGGCGGCAACAGCAACGACTACATCCTCGTAGAAGCTGCCACCGCGTTCACGTTCGACAGCAACTACGTGTATCTCGGCGACTTGCAAACCGACTCGGGAACCAACGCGCTCGATTCGGTGATCAAGATCAACGGTGTCGACGGCGTATGGATCACCAACAACTTGCTGTCCTACACCTCGTCGCAAACCAACAAGGCGTTCACCTCCTGGATCGAGACGGCCGGCACCAACAACGGGATCACGATCACGAACAACGAGTACCAGCACGGCGGTTCACGGGCCCCCACCTACGGGATCAACTGGGGTGGCACGGACACTGGGGTGACCAGGCCCCGCAACAACTGGACGCAGAACACGGCGTTCACGACCGGAGCGGAGAACGGCTACCCGGATTCGACCTCGACGCTCGGGGATCACACGATCGCGACGGAGACCGGGACGAGTTTCACCGTCTCTGCTGATGTGACCCTCGCTTCGAACACGGGGACCGTCACCGCGAACCTGCCGACTGCGGTGGGCCGGTACGGGCGTCAGCTCGTCGTGAAGAAGACCGGATCGGGTGGGACGGTCACGTTGGACGGGAACAGCACGGAGACAATCGACGGGGCCACAACCTACGCGCTGTCGGCACAGTGGGAATCAGTGACGATCGTCGCGGACGGTCTCACGGGCTGGGTGATCGTGTGACCTATAAGCCTGCTTGGTCGTCGCAGGGGTCGGGAACGTCGATGGGCGGCGACGTGTCCGGCACGGCGGACGCGGCGACGGTCGTGGCTGCGAGGGGCCGCACGATCGCGTCGACGGCCCCGTCGAACGGGCAGGTGTTGACGTGGGTGTCGGCCTCGTCGAACTGGGCCCCGGCGACCCCATCGGCGTCGTCGGGGGCCGGTACTGGCGTGCTGACTGTCGCCGCGTCGGATGCCCCGGCGTCGCTGATCGCCCGGGCCGATTACACCTGTGACGGCACGGCAGATCAGGTGCAGATCAACCAGGCACTCACCGATTCGCTGCTGCAAGGCGGGACCGGTAACCGGTATGGGGCAGTGCAGTTGACTGCCGGGACGTTCAACTTGGCGGCCCCGATCCTCATCCCGTCGCGTGGTGTGGCTCTCATGGGTGCGGGAGGTGCATCTTCGATGCTGCTCGCCGCGGCCGGCTTCGCCGACGCTGGGGAAGGCACCGGCTCGGCGCTCATCAAACTCGCGTCGACTGCTGCAGCGCGCAACTCGGTGGCCGTGTACATCTCCGACCTTTGGCTGTCGGGCGAGTCGCGTGGCGTCGGCGGGATCTTCTTCGATCAGTCCGGCGGGACGATGGACGGCAACTCGGACGCCACCTACGGGCAACCGACGGGCGGCACCGGATACGACGCGTACCACTCGTTCAATCGACTTCGGATCCGGCAGACGACCACCGGCATCAAGACCACGGGCACGTCGGGCTGCCCGCGCGGGATCAACATCTTCGACGTGCGCCAGTCGGGGCCGACTGTCGCCGGGTATGACATCGACTCTTCCGATTGCCACATCCACCAGACGCACGTCATCACCGACAACGGTTCGAGCGCCGTGTACGGCTTCTACATCCGTGGCGGCAACGCCCGGCTCACCGGATGCAAAGCCGCGTACATGAGTAACACCAACTCGTGGGGCTTCTACATCTCCTCGGATCGGGCGTCTCTTGTTGCGTGTGAGGCGCAGGACAACCTGAACGGTGTGACACTCCTCTCACGTCAGGACACGGTGATCGCCGGGCTGCGCGTCGAGACGCAAGAATCGCCCTGCACGACAGCAGTGCAGTTGAGTGGCACCACCAACTCGACATGCATCACCGGGCTTTACATCCATACCCGAGAGACCGGCTCATACGCCAATGGGCTGTACCTGCCAACAGCAAGCGCCACAACCGGGATCGGGGATCACATGATCCAGGCGATCATCGACGGTGAGGACACCAGCCCACCAGCCCCTTACATCACGAACCCGCTGCGTGCCGGCAGCAACACCAACCCGACGCTTGCCGATCTGGAGGGCTCCCAGGGGCGCGGCTGCTACCAGATTCGCGTCGCGGGCAATCCGGGTAAGACGTTGGTGTCGACCTGATGCCAGTCCGTTTCGATCGCCCATCCGCGGGCCCCGACCCCGGACGCTGCCAGCCGGGCCTCGTCACCCTCCGAGATCTACTCATCGTCCGGTTTCCTGGCTTCGTGTTCTGCGGCTGCTACGAGCACGGTGACCTCACCGACGGGGGCACCCCCTCCTTCCACGGGGTCGGCCGTGCCATCGACTTGTGCTCCACCAATCCCGAGCTGCTGGATCGCACCTTCGACTGGCTGGTAGCGAACGCAGCGAACCTCGGGTTGAACGAGGTGATCGCACACGGCCGCATCTGGCGGGCCGACAATCCCGCAGGTGTACACGCCTACACCGCGAACCCGCACAACGAGCATGTGCATCTGGCCCTCAACCTCGACGGCGCCGCGATGCGCACGCCGTTCTTCACCGAAGGCCGATCTTCGGACGGATCAGGAGACGACGACATGACTCCCGAGCAGGACCGCCTGCTGCGCGACATCCACGAGTGGGTCGCCCAGGTAACCGCGCCTTCGGCGAAACCCGGCGACCCGCCATGGGTTGCCCTGGCCCGCAAGATCCAGGATCTTCACGAGGATCTTGTTGCCAGGAAGGGTTGACGTGTGGTCGGCCAGATCTTCGACGCCGCCGGCGACGGGGTCGACATCACCGACTGGACCGCGCTCTGCGCGTTCATCATCGCGGCGATCACCACAGCCGGCCTCGTCTGGCAGAAGGTGCTGCTCCCGATGAGGGCACGGACCCATCACGCGTTCGCGCATTCGGTTGTCGCCGCGATCCGTCCCGAGCTCGACACGATCCGGACGCAGGTCGAAGCCCAGGGCGTCCGGGTCGACGGTCTCGCCGACCGGCTCCTCGAGCATCTCGAGACCGAGGGCAGCGAGATCGAGCAGATCAACCAGCGGCAGGCCCGCATCGAAGCGCATCTCGGCATCACGGAGGACACATGATCTGGAACAGGGAACCGGCCCTCGTGATGGGGGCCGTACAGGCGATCCTGGCGCTGATCCTGGCGTTCGGGGTGGATCTCACCTCCGAGCAGGTAGGGGCGATCCTCGCTGTCTCAGCGGCGCTCCTCGCGCTGGCAGTGCGAGCGAAGGTCACGCCGCACCAGGCGGGGCCGTTCACGATCGACCCGAAGTAGATGCCGGCCACCTACCCGTCGGGAACGTGGGCGGCCCCGACGATCAACGACAGTCGCACCGCCACCCCGAACCAGCATGCGACGGATCACACAGACGCGAACAACGAGATCGTCGCGATCGAAACCGAGTTGGGGGCGAACCCGTCGGGTGCGGCAGCGACAGTCGTCGCTCGTCTCGACACGTTGGATACGACCGTGGCAGGCAAGTACGCGCCGGGCGGGACGGATGTCGCCGTCGCGGATGGCGGCACCGGTGCGAGCACGGCTGCGGGGGCACGAACGAATCTGGGTGTCGCGATCGGGTCGGACGTGCAGGCCTACGACGGGGACCTCGCAGCCATCGCTGCACTCGTTTCCGCTGCGGACAAGTTGCCGTACGCGACGGGTGCCGGGACATGGACGCTCGCTGATTTCACTGCTGCCGGGCGGGCTCTCGTCGACGATGCGAACGCGGCAGCTCAGCGTACGACGCTCGGTCTCGGGACGATGGCAGTCGAGTCCGCGACGCTCGGCGGGGATGTGTCGGGCACCCCTAGCGCAGTGAGCGTCGTCAAGTTGCAGGGCCGCACCATGACCGCGGATGCCCCGGCGTCGGGGGATTCGCTCGTGTGGAACGGCACCGCGTGGGATCCGGGCACCCCGACCGTCGCTGACCCGCCGACCGTGCAGATCCTCGCCCGCCAGATCCTCAAGTAGCCCCTCTCTTCCCGGAAGGTTTGCCCTGTGGCTTCTTCTCCCGCGTTTGCCTCCACCCCGCAGGTCGGCTCCGCGTCGCTCGGCACGTTCGACACGTCCCTGACCGGCCCGACCAACTACTCGACGATCATCACCGCCGGTTCGTCGGGCATGAAGATCAACGAGATCGTCGTGCAGGGCACGGGCACGACCGTCGCCGCGGTCGTGAACCTGTTCGTCCATGACGGCACGAACTGGTCGCTGGTCGATCAGGTGCTCATCTCGGCGGTCACCTCGAGCACCACCGCGGTCGCGTACCGGGCGGTCCGCCAGTACGCGAACCTGTTCTTGGAGAACGGCTGGACGTTGCGGGCCTCGCACACGGTGACCGGCAACGACACGAACAAGCTGCGGGTCACCGCGTTCGGGGCGGACCTGTAGATGCCGAACGAGGGTGTCCTCGACGGGCTCGGCCCGTCACTGTGGCGCCAGTACCGGCCGACGATCCGCGGGTTCTCGTCGGCGGGGACGGGCATCACCGACCCGAACCTGTCCGACGCGACGATCTTCGCCCAGTACTGGACTTCCGGCCAGGGCCGGGTGCTCTACCAGGGGAGCATCCAGTTCGGCACAGCCGGGTTCGGGTCCGGTGAGTCGGTGTGGGGCGTGTCGCTGCCAGTCCCCGCGAACCGTTCGTCGGGTGGAGCGGACCTGCCGATCGGCAACGCGTGGGCATGGCAAGGATCGTCCGCGAATCCGCAGCTCAACATGCAGATGATCCCGACGTTGATGGACCCGCTGAAACCGGGCGGCGACCAGGGCCAAGAGGACTCGTTCGTCCAGTTCTTCCTGCCGTACATGATCTCCTACGGGACCGGGACGATCGCCACGTCCGCGACGGCGACGACCGTCACCCACAACTTGGGGACGACTCCCGCCGCGTACGACATCCAGATCACCGCGACGAACAGCCCGTCGACCACACCGAAGATCGTGTACGTCACGAACGTCACGGACACGACATTCGACGTGAACGTCGTGTCCTCGAGCGCGACGATCGGCCTGACGTTCGCATGGAAGGCTCGTTGTGAGCCGCATAGCCCCCCTTCGCCGCCTGCGGAGCGGGCGTTCTCGCTGCTCGCGAACCATCTGCGACCGTGGACGTGGGCCGCCACGCATGTGCTCGCCTGGCAGGTCGAATACGAGGCCCGCCGGTGAACACCGGGACGCTCGACGGGCTCGCCTACAACCAGTGGCGCTACTACCGGCCCGAGATGATCGGGGTCGCCGGCGCGACCGGCAACCCGATCGCGGATGCACCCGTGTTCGACCCGACCTACCCGCAGACCCAACGCGGACGGTGGATCCTCGACGACGGCCTGATTCGCGGTTGGGTGCAACTCGGATTCGTCGGCACGTTCCAGCCCGGTTCGGGCACCTACCTGTTCCGCCTCCCGTACCCGGCGCATCGGCCCCACGCCACGCTCCCGGTCGTGATCGGCACCGGCATCTGGTACTGGTCGTTCACCGACCCGAACAAGAACGTGCCGGTCGTCCCGATCCTCGCCGATCCGGCATGGCGTGACCTGCTTCCGTCGGGGACGAGCAACGGCGGGTCGTGCCCCGACCCGGACAACTGGTTCCAACTGCAAGCCCCCTACTCGCTGCGGTTCGGGACCGGCTCCACGTCCGGTTCGCCGCAGACAGGGACGATGACCCACAACCTCGGGGTGATCGACACGACGAAGATCAACGCCGGAGACATCCAGGTCACGATCACCGGGCCGACGAACACCAACAACTGCGAGCCGCCGTTCATCTCGTCGCACGCGTCGACCGGCAACAGCTCGTCGTTCCAGTTCCAGGCGGCACCCGGCTCGTCGATCGGCTACGCGTGGAAGATCCGCCAAGACGTGCTCACCCACCGGGGCAACACCCCCATCTACATCGGCTCCGACCCGCGTGTGCCCACGTCGATTCCCGCATGCGGGTATCGCATGCCGTTCGACACGTCCGAGCTGACCGCACTCTCACCGTACGGGAACGTGTTCGTCTCGTTCCGTTACAGGCCCGCCGAATGAGCACCTACCTCGGTACGGGCACGAACACGTACGGGAACCTGTTCGGTGCCGGCACGCAGCTCTACGGCGATTTCGGGGCGGCGCTTGTCACCATCACCCCGAAGACCGGGACGCTTGTCTCCGGTTCTCATGCCGCGCTGATCAGCGCCGGGCAGCACACGACCACCGCAACTGACGGGGTTCACGCCGCAACGTTCACGGAGTCCTGATGCCGACCACGAACCTGCGTTACATCGCCGGGGCGACACTCCCCAACGCGACCCTCACCTGTCAGGACGACGCCGGCACCAGCGTCGACTTGTCGTCCGGGTACACGTTTACGCTCAGGGTCGGCACCGCTACTGCCCTCTCGTTCTCGAAGACGGCTGGGATCACTGGTACGTCGACCGGTGTCACTGTCGACTGGGCCGCGTCCGGGGAGATCGGTGCGCTCACGGTCGGGACCTACCTGCTGACCCTGTATGCCGCATCGTCGGGGGAGTCGAGGGCGTTCACAGCGACGTTGACGATCGATCCGGCGGTCCCAGCCGCGTAGATGGTCGGGGCGGTGTGCGCGTCTGCCCGCCTTCAGATGCCAGCACCCGCCCCGACTGCTCTGCCCCAATAACAGTGCCCGCTCCTGCCTGAGCGATGACGCCCCCGAGCCTTTCTGGTCGGGGGCGTGTCCTGTTCCCGACCCTAAGGGGTTCTTGTGTCGCGTCCTCTCACCGCGGTGTTCGCCGCTTGCATCATCGTCGTCGGGGCCGTTGGTCTCGCCTCGTTCGTTTCGCCCGCAGCCGCCCCTCACGGGGACCGGTCTGCGGGCTTCATCGCGTCTGCGCACCTACCGACGATCACCGACGCGCCACTGCTGGCCGCAGCGGCGGACGAGCAGGCGGCCCGGGTCGCACGGTGGGTTGCGGAGACGCAACGCGCCGAGCTGCTCAGCCAGGCCGCCGAGCTCGAGCGGCTACGTCGCGAGGCGGCGGTCCTGTCCGCGGGGCACACCGGGGTCGACTGGGATTCGGTGGCGAGATGCGAGACGGGCGGCAACTGGCAACACCAGACTCAATACGATGGAGGGCTCGGCATCCTGCACGC